TAGTGTTTTCGTCCATAATCTATAATAGTATATTACATTTATCAAAAAACAACATAAATATTATACGATGAACCTTGAGCAGTTAGTTTTACAAGTTTTAGAAGAAGATAACGTTGCTGGAGGAGCAGGTAGTGCTTTTGGTCCTGGAGTTACTTCTACAGCAACCCCTTTCTCAGGAGATAACTATGCAAAAGGAGATGCGCGTAATTTATTTGGCGGTGTTACAGCAAAGGGAAAGAAGAAGAAAAAATCGATTAAACCTCTTGTTGTACGTAGAAATCTTGGTGGACAGACTATGTAATGGATACCGGGCATTGGCTACTTGTTGAAGATATACAAATATCTGATAATACTTTCGGATTTATATATCTTATAACAAATCTTACAAACAATAAAAAATATATTGGTAAGAAACAATGTATATCAAAATTTAAACGTAAACCTTTAAAAGGTAAAAAAAACAAACGTATTGAATATAAGGAATCGGATTGGAAAACTTACACAAGTTCTTCAGAGAGTCTTAACGAAGATATTATAAAGTTAGGTATTAGTAGTTTTAAATTTGAAATATTAAAAGTATGCGGTTCAAAGTGGGAATTGGCATACGAGGAAGCAAAAGAACAAATTGGTAGAGATGTTTTACTAGGAGATGATTATTATAACGGTATTTTGAATCTTCGTATAGGGAGACCTCCGAAGAACCTATTAAATAATAAACAATGAGTTTTTTAACCGAAAAGAGTTTAATTAAGAAAGTAAGTAGATGTCTATATTGTAACTCGACGAGTTATGGTAAGGGATGTAAATACGCTCCACAGGGAGTACATTTTCATCCTGATGATCCTAAGAAGTGTTCATACTGTGGTTCTCCTAACTATGGTAGAGGTTGTCAGTTAAACCCTACAGGTAATATACATTTGCACGGAATCAATTATAATTCAATGTTTAATGAAAAATTGCAAAACTCGCTTCATAATCAGTTTATTTTAAACGAACTCAATAAAAACTTTGTAGATTTTGAAGCATATAAACTCGGTATCATAGACGCGGATGGAAATAAAATAAAAGAACCGATAACAGAGCAAGAAATATCTTCCTACTCCCCTGTAGTAAAAACATTACTAAAAGTTAAAAAGTATCTAGGTTCTAAGCTTGACCTGATTAATCAAACAGCTATACTGGAAAGCGAAACAAAATTAAAATACAACAAAGAAAATCATCTAGCTGTTTTAAAGTACGAAGAAAAAATAAACGATGTAATTAGTCAGTTGCATGAAGTTACAAGCAACGCGTTAAAAGAAGGTCTTACTGTAGAACAGATAGAAGCAATGCTTCAATGAAATGAAATATAAAGAATTTAATAGTAGTAGAGTTTGTGCTATTGATTACTACCCACTGCTGCAGGAAGCTGTTAAAGAAACTTTAGAAATATGCAAAAGGTACGGAGTACCTGCTGTATCTAATGGTAAAGGTTCAGCAGATGTAGCAAAGTTTTTTTATCACTATTGTTTAGAAAAGTTCTGTGCAAGTTTTAAGAAATGTCCGAGTACATACCCGAAAGCTCTTGTTGTATATCCCTTACCACGCGGTATACCATTTTCAGATAAGAAACTTAGAAAGGTATTAAATGTATTACCTCTACCGTGGTGTGAGTGTAGTTCATTTCAATCTCCTGATGTCGAGATGGCTGTTACACGAACAATAGATAAAACTATACCGAGTTCAAAAACAACTAACTTTGCAAATAAGAACACTTTATACGGATTTATAAAGAACTTTAAGAAAACAAAACTTTTTTCGGGAGGAACAGTTGATTTACCCGGTGACAATGAATAAGTGAATTTAAAGCCTTTTGGGGCCCCTTACAAATGTAACTCAGAGATAATTGTACTTTAGAGCATAAATACATTATATGTCTAAATTTGACTCTCTTTACAACTCTTTAACTGAAGCAATACCTGTTACTTCGCCTACCTCTACTCCAGCTGCAGCTACTCAACCTGTACCTAATCAGCCTAATACGTACAATCAACAAACAGCTCCTAAACCAACTACTACACCAGCTACTGCTCAAAAAATTGACGCTAACAACCCTGTCGTCCAGGAACTTGTTGCAGCTAAAGATCCTACACAGGTGATTACTGCATTGCAAAAATTAGGATTAAAGTAACAATGGAAAAGCCTGTCATTAATCTTTTAAAGTTACAGAATCAGCTGCGTATTCTGCACTGGCAGACAGAGAGCTATGCTGAACATAAGGCTTTTAACAAAGCATACGATGATCTTGATGGTTTAATTGACGAGCTTGTAGAAGTATATCAAGGTAAACACGGAAGAATAAAATATAATTCTCCTGTTGAACTTGGCCTTGTTAATTATGATGAGATATCTATAATGGACGTACTTGAACAATTTCAAGAGTATCTTGAAGTTACATTTACCGCTATTGTTGATACTTCAAAAGATACTGATCTTTTAAATATTAGAGATACAATTCTTGGTACAATTAACCGGTTAAAATATTTACTAACTCTTAAGTAAAGTTATGTTAGTTGAAGCTTTTAATAAGTTCTATACTGAAAGACAAACACCTACTTTAACTTTAGAGAGTACAGAGGGAATTGTTAAGCATTTAACCCATCTTGAAGAGTTAATATTAACGCAAAAAAAGCAAGGTCTTGATACAGCATTATTTTTTATTAATGAGCTTAAGAATGAATTTTCAGGTAATAGTGCAGGTAAAATATTCACTACAGTAAAGTATGATGGAGCTCCTGCTGTCATTGCCGGGTACAATCCTGAAAATAATAAATTTTTTGTATCTACAAAAGGTATAGCTAATGTTAACCCTAAAGTTAACTATACTGATCAAGACATAGAAACAAATCACGGTCATGCACCTGGTCTTGTTAACAAACTTAAGCTTGGTTTAAAATATTTACCTGCTGTTATACGTCAAGGTATATATCAAGGCGATTTCATGTTTGATCACAATGATTTAAAAACTATTAATTACGAAGGTGAGCAACTATTAACATTTAAACCTAATACAATTACATACGCCGTTCCTGCTGATAGTGATCTTGGTAGAAAAATTAATTCATCAAAAATTGGTATTGTTTTTCATACTAAGTATAGCGGAAACGCTCTTACTAATTTAACAAAAAGTTCAGATGTTAACGTTACTGAATTTACTTCAACTGCTGATGTATGGTTTGATGACGCTAAATTTAAAGATATATCAGGCGTTGTAACGTTCACTCAAGAAGAGAATACATATGTTGAAAGTTTAATTGAAGAAGTTAAAATTAAAGGTGAAAGTATTAACTGGGAAGCTTTACCTGATATATTCTATACACTTGTTAATACATATATTAATACTCTTATAAGAGAAGGTAAATTTGTTGAAGATGCTGAACAATCATTTAACGGGTTTATTGATTGGTTTAATGCTCGTATAATGAACGAAATTAATAAATTAAAAACTGAAGCTGGTAAAGAAAAAAAGATACAAGCAAAAGATAATATTATTAGTAATTTAAATGTAAGTAAAAAAACAGTTTTAAATATTTTTGACATCACCAAAGATATTAACAATATTAAAAAAATATTTATAAACAAATATAATTCTGCTATTAGAACAAAACAGTTTATTAGTGAACCAGATGGTAGTTTAAAAGTTACAGCACCAGAAGGGTATGTAGCTGTCGATCATCTTGGTAACATGATTAAGCTTGTTGATAGACTTGAATTTTCAAAAGCTAATTTTGCTGTAACAAAAGGAGATAAATTTAAATGATAACATTTAAAAAATTTTTTACTGAAGCCGTAAACGGTAAAGTTGCTGTTTTTTCTTATGGTCGTTATAATCCTCCTACTACTGGTCATCAACTTTTAATTAATAAACTTATTGCTACCGCTAAAGAAAAAAACGCTGATGCTTTTCTTATACCTACACACACTGTTGATAAAAAGAAAAACCCGTTAAATGTTAACGAAAAAATTAATATACTTCGTCAAATGAGTCCGGGTGTTACAGTTTTAGAGTCTGGTAAAACCTTAATAGATGCATTAAAAGATTTACAAAATCGTGGATACACTACTGTATATCAAGTAGCTGGAAGTGATAGAATACCTGAATTTACACACATTAAAGATACATATAATAATAAACCGAACAAAGCAGGAGAAATACCATTTGCGTTTGAAAATTATGAAATGGTTTCATCAGGAGAACGAGATCCGGATTCAGACGGTGTTGAAGGAATGAGCGCTTCTAAATTGAGAGAGTTTGCAATTAACGGTGATTATAATTCTTTTAAATCAGGAATGTCACCTGCTGTCGATGATAGTACAAAAAAAGCTACGTTCGATACTATCAGAGAAAGACTTAGTTAATAGTTGAACTAATTTAAGACTCATATAATATGTTTATATGAGCACAACAAAAAACAATAGCTCTGTTAATTTATCTCTAACCGAACAACAGGTTAATCTCATTATTGAGTCATTACTTTTTTCGTCCTCCGTTAATATCGGGGCTGAGTGGAATGAAGCAGATCTAACATCGATGATAGATACAGCAAAAGCACTTAAGAAAGTTAGTTCAAATATCGAATTGAACAAACTAGTTTTTTATAAAGAAGATAACTATGAAGACAAGTGGACAAAAGATTTGTTGAAATTTTTTAAAAAGAATCTAAAAACATTAGATCTACAAAAAGCATAGTATGAGAATAGTACAACCAACTTGGCAGAGTACAAAAATTATAACACTAGGTTCGTGTGCTTTTAGACAGTGGGGTGCTAATCATTCTCATTGTCAATATCTTCACGGATATCAATTAAAAGCTAAATTTTGGTTTAGTGGTAAAGAGCTTGACGATAAAAACTGGATGGTTGATTTTGGTGGTCTTAAACCACTTAAGAAGATTTTAGAGAATCAATTTGATCATACTCTTTGTATTGCAGCTAATGATCCGTGTCTAGAGCAATTTAAGGAGCTTGAAAAACTTGGTGCTTGTGTTCTTCGCATTATGCCAGACGGTGTAGGTATTGAGAGAGCAGCTGAATGGGTATACAAAACAGCTAATGATTATATTAAACTTGAAACTAAGGGTCGTTGCTGGCTGGATCAAGTAGAAGTATTTGAACACGAAGATAATTCAGCACTTTACTTTGAATGAAAGAGCAGTTAGAGCTTATTAATACGAGCTGGGAAAAAATAGCTCCTAAAGACAACAAATATAATATTTGGACCTGTATTATGGTACTTGGTCTATTGATATTCGCTCTTTTGTATCTATTATTATTCACAATACCTGGATGGTTT